TTACACCGCCTTCATAGCATCCACAAGAATGTTTAAGATCATCGGTGTCATATTCACCAGTACATAACCTAATCCAGCACTCATCATAAGAGAATAACCCTTTTCTTTCTGACCGATCATGACCATTATTGCACCACCTAAAACAACAACTGTAGCTATTGGATATGCTAAAGATTGAACTAATACAATTAAAGGATCAAATGCAGTGACCATCTTGTCATACATATCTGCATTGTTTGCCACAACGGTTACAGATTCAGTTCCATGTGCTGATGCAGTTTGTAATTTTGTAAAAGGTGCTATAGCTAATGGAAGAGTGGAAAGTCCAAACGCTAACCCTGCAGGCTTCGCCTTTTCATATGCCTCTAACTCACTTTCGTGAAGTCCTACTGTTTCTCTTCCACGATTCATGAATTCCTTAATGCTTCCTACAGTTTCAATACGTTGTTTAAACATGCTGATCACTCCTGTTAGTTAATGAAAATCTTTAACCGTAAAAACATGAACTTCTAATCCCTCACACAACTCCAGTAGCTGTTTTCTCCTTAATTCTGTTGTAGTTATCCAAATGAATTTAGGTGGACGTTCAAACAGTCCATATTCTATTAATTTTCTGTATTTCTCAACTTTAGTTCTGTTTTTAGTCATCTTTTGAGTGTGATCTACTTCAACAATGTGGAAGACTTTATCTTTCTGGAACAATGCATCACATACAACAGTAGCGTTTTTAATCTCTTTGAACCCCATTTTCACTTCGTTTTTCCAAGTTGAGGGATTACCATATCCGATATAAATTGAATTTCTCATAATGTAATGCCTGGCTTGAATAGTTTTCTTCAGTATTTTATTTGAATTAACTCTTTCTCTTCCTTCTTTATTAAGATAATAAATATTCTCCCCATCTCTAAAACTACTAACATACTGCTCTAAGTTTTTCATAACTTTAGAAGCATTTCTTGCGCTCCCTAAATCATGTAGAATCTGCAATTGTGAACGACTAAGATAACTCAGTTTCTTCAATGATAGGAGTATATTTTCTTCTCTCTGTTGTTTCTTTGCTATCTTCTGCACTTGATTCAACCCTTTCTTTTCGAGGTCTGATATTTATGTGTGGTTGAATGTTTTTTCTGATTTCCTCTTCTTTTATATAAGGCGTCTGTACAATATGCCTTTGATCTGTTATATATAAGGCACGACCTTTAATTCGAGGTAAATCCTCGGCTCCATTTTCATCTAATACAACATTTGACGCTGTAGCATTCCTAACTTTAAAACTTAATTTAGCATCACTATTTTGTTTGCATTGTCTAGGAATAACATCACCAGTAGGATATTGAGTAGCGAGAATCTGTCTAAACCCAAACCCAGCTCCTAACCTTGCAATTTTACTCATATATTGCTGGCACTCTTCTTTTATTGTTTTTTCGCTTTTATGAACAACAACACCATTTTCTCTTATGTCCTTTTTATCAACAGCCTCTTCAGGATTCAACTCTCCTACTTCATCAATGATGACGAAATGTCTTGTTTTTATATTGGTGTCTTGAATTTTCTTTTTCCCTAGCTTTTTAATCTTCTCTTGCATGATTCTCATTTCCTCATAGGCAGTTTTTAGTGTGTTGAGCGCTTCTTCTGGTTCGTATGCAATAGATACAGTCTGTTTGATGTTTTCATAGTCACAAAGCTCAATTCCACCTTTCAGGTCAATTAAATGAAATTTAACATGATCTGGATTGTTAATAATTAACGTTGTAATCATGGAATTAATAAAGTTGGATTTTCCGTATCGAGTAGCACCACCTAATGCTAAGTGAGGATACATTTCAAAATCATGCATTATTAATTCATTACTCCTGTTAACTCCAACTGGTATTTTCCATCCTTTTACTTTTTTTAGTAACTCTTCATCAAATGGGAAATCACTTGTTAACTCTTCATCAAACACTTTAAATTTCAACATGCCATCAAATTTTATTTCCACTTCTTTTTTTAGCTTCTTTTTCTTGTTAAGGATCTTCTTTACTTGCTTAACAACATCACCTTTCCAGTCAATCTCTTCGAAATCACTAAAATAAATATCTGGAACTGTTTTCTTTATATTTAAACCGTCGTTAAAGTTATCAATCTTAGATTGAAATTGATTTACAGATAACCCTTGAGGCATTTGATATACATACTCAGTGTAGTTTTTCTTTCTAGTTTTTCGAAAAATACGAATCTCTTTCCCTTCTTTATTTACCAATCCACAATTCCTTGAAATCCTGACTATTTTTTCGTGATCATTTGAACCCCCTCCTGTTTTTTTATAATAAGAAAAACCAACTAAGCCTCCTGCAAGCATTGATGTAGTTATCTCGAATATCATTAGCCACCACCACCTTTAGGTATACGTAGTATAGTCCCTACTAAAAAGAACTTTTTCTCCTCCACAAACAGTTGCTATAAAAGCCTTTATTAGTTCTAGTTAAAGTTCTAAGGTAGAAAACTAATAAGAACACTCGAAAAGAACACTAATTCGTATAATTAATCGTATTTAATCTAGTAATTTAAAAAGCTTTTTAATTGGTCCATTAATTCGTCTTTCAATTGGTATATTAAATAGTATGGGCAAAGGAAATAAAACTTGCCTGTCCATATACATTTTTGATAACTTTTTTTATCAAAATAGTTAACAGGAGTTATCATAATTGTGTTGAATGGTTATAACTTAAAGGGTGATAGAGTATGATTGTTAATAAAATTGGACGCTTGGCCAACGAAAAAGGAATTAAACATAAGTATTTAGCTAAAGAATGTGGAGTATCTATCCAAACATTTTCAAGGTGGGTTAATAACCATACTCAACCTGATTTGATACAATCGGTAGTGATTGCAAAGATTTTAGGTGTTCAAATCGAAGAATTAGTGGAAATTGAGGGGGAAACACAATGAAAAAGATACTAGTCTTATTGGCCTGCGTCTCTATAGTAGGTTGTAGTAATGATCAAGAAACACAATCTAACCTTGAAGAAACTGAGTTAATTGAAGAAGTGAGTACTGATCAAGTTAATGAGAAACCATCAACTGAAGTTGTTGAAGAAGAGATACCAGAAGAATCATATACTGAAGATGTCTCTATTGAAGAATCCACTTCCACTGAAACTGAAAGTGACATTCTATCAGCAGGAGAAGAAGGTATTATATTAAAAGATGTGTACCTGTCTCTCGGAGAAGATAAAACAAACCTTGATGTCTTTATGGATTACGTAACTGCGAAAGATGTTGAATCAGTTTACCAAATGGAGATAGATGGAAAGATTAAAGTTCTTACTGCAAATACTCCTATAACATTAATCGAGAACGATATACTATCAGTTAAAGTAAAAGTTAACAATACAGGAGACGTAGGTTGGTTGCCATATGAATACGTTGGTAAGAAAAATTAAAAAGGTGATGTTATGAAAGCACCAATACCAAAACACGAAGAAGATCTTATTCATGAGTACATTATGAGAACATATTTACTCGATATATTAGAGAGTGACAGACAAATAATTAAAGCAGCATCGTTTAAATTACATGAACCTTATCTTCATCTTGTTGAAGAAGTTTTAAAGAAAGTTCGCATTGATTTACGTGATATGAAAGCAGAAATGAACAAATTAAAGATTAAAGTAACAGATCAGAAAAGAGTAAACGAAGATTTTGTTCAGTACGATTACTTCGCACATGGTTATAGAGGGTATAACAGATACTGGGACGCTGCATTAAAAATGAAAGGAACAAGGTTATTAGAGAATTATTTCAATGGTTTTAGAACATAACTGTTCTAACTTCAACTTGTTTACATAGCCTTTATTAAAAGGAGGAGGCTTGCAAATGAGGGATGATGAAAAATTAGATGGTTTAATTAAATTGTGTGAGGACCTACAGTATAAAGTTAATTCCAATGATATTAATTGTAGCGAAGAATTTTCTTTAAGATTTTCTTGCGATTTGTTACTTAGAAACATGATAGCACTTTTAGAAATCGAAAAGGGAAACAAAAATTTCTCTCAACATCTTGGTTATTTAGAAAATAATATCCTTGGTACACATGCCCATTTAACTAACGAGGATTTAAAAACTACAAAAAAAAAATACAAAATAAAGATTTAAGCCCCTCCTATGAAGGGCTTTTTATTTTATATTACTTTTTAAATTGTGCAATTGTTATCTCTAATTCTCTAACACGTTTAGCCAATGGAATCATCGCACTCCATAAATAAAAACGGTCTACAGGTTCTAAAGGGTTCTTGCCATCTGTAATACCTAACTCCTTTGCTTCTGCTTGTATCTTTTTCTCCCTATCTGTTAACGGTCTATTTACCACTTGAACCACTCCTTTTGTAGGATTTAATATTTCAAGAATGTATTGCTTCAATTTACCTAAATCAAAGTTTTTACCAGGACATACAGTTGCATCATATTTCTTATGGGGATCAACATCGTTGATAGTTAGAGATTCCTCTTTTATAAGTTGTGCAATTAATTCTGCGCCTTTACGGTATTGCGCTTCAGTAGGATGCTCAATCTCAAAGTTTCCTTGAAAGCTTACTCCTAGAGATTTATCATTCATGCTATTACCTTTGCAATGAGCTCCTACGTTATGACCACGTCCTAATTGAGCCCTTCCATCTTTAGTTACAAAGTAGTTGTACCCAATTCCATTCCAACCCTTACCTTGATGTGATTTGTGAATATCATTAATGTCCCATGTTGGATGTGCTGGATGGTGAACAATAATCTTATTCACACGTTTTAAAGGAGTAAGTGCATATTTGAAATTTAAACCTAAATTTTCTATATACATTACTTTTCACCCCCCTTTTTACTATTAAAAAGAGCCAACCCTTTTTGGATCGGCTCTGGAATACTAATACCTAACTTTATACTGTTTTCTCCAAGTGAAGCAACTTCGTTTATGATAAAAAGAATAGCAACAGCGTTTGGGATAGCTATTCCAATATCTAATCCCTGAAAATCTAAAACAAGATAAATAAGGTTAGCAACTACTATCCATACCCACATCATTCCTTTCTTAACTATTCCCTCATAACCACGCTTACTTGAAATATTACCCCAATTAGCAGCCATTCCTGTAAGAAAATCAAATGTATTCAAAATAAATAATACAGTCAGTAAAATAGACCAACCACCAACTAACCATCCTATTACTCCTCCAACAGCTGCAACACTTTCTTGTAAATATCTCATTTTCTCAACCCTTTCAAGGCATTATAAATAGCCCTCATAAGAGGACTCATTGAACCAAGTATTTTTTGTGTGCTTGTCTTTTTCTCTCTTCTGAAAGTACTGCATATCCTTGGGTAGTTGAAGGGTCAGAATGACCTAGCAAATGTTGTACAGCAACAAGATCAGCACCATTATTAATTGTTAACGTTGCAAAGGTATGCCTCAATGTATGTGGACTTACCATTTTTTCTAGTTTTGCTTCTTTTGCAATGATTCCTATCTCACGTTGTATTCCTCTGTGAGAAAGCCTTCTAAAAGGTTTTCTTTCAGTGACAAACAATGCTTGTTCATCATCTAATCTGTTCATCAAGTATTTTCGTAGATGGTATATAGCCTTGAAAGAAAAATATACTTCACGCTCTTTATCACCTTTCCCGATTACTTTACATGATTGCGTATTAAAATCAATATCTCTTTGATTTAACTGTTGCACCTCGGATAATCGACATCCAGTAGCATACAAAACCTCAATCAATGCACGTTGTCTATTTGTCTTACATGCTTCACGTAACATTTCAAGTTCTTCGATATTAAGAGCTTTAGGTAGCCTCTTTTCCTTTTTTGGTGGTTTTAACTTAGCTGTTGGATCACGATCTAATAACTCTTCAAATGTTAACCATCCAAAGAAACTTTTAAGAACAGATAACTTTCTGCTAACGGAACTCATTTTCAAGTGTTCAAATGATCCCAAAAAGACTCGTATATCTGCTGTACTAATTTCATTTGTTCTTTTCTTGACTTGTTCAGAAAAAATTCTGAGTTCAAGTTTGTAACTATCTAAAGTGTTCTTACTTAACCCTTCAATCTTTTTAGACGAAAGAAATAACTTAATCTTTTCATGTAGATCAGGATGTACTTCATCATTTTCTACTAACTGAACATGGTAAGGAGATATGACTTGAGAAAGTTTGTTCTTGGTCTTTACCACATCAATAGGTACCAATTCAGAAATATAACCTACAATTTCAGAAATTAAATGTTCTCCTGCGTTATTCATATATCTCACTCCTCAAAAGTTATATAACCTATATAACTTAATATACAAACATCTATTCTCATTGTCAACTATAAGTTATATAACTTATAATACTTATAAGGAGTTGAGAAAATGGCAGTCGATAAAACTAAAAACACACAAATATTAGTAACATTTCCTAATGAGTTAGTTGAAGAAATCGAGAAATACTGGCATCTAAACAAATTTAAAAATAGAAATGAAGCTATTCGTAACCTTGTGCAAAAGGGTCTAAAGAAAGAGCAGTCGGAATAATCGAATGCTCTTTTTTATTTATCCTCTTGTTGCGCATAAATTCCCTATTGCTTGGCATTGACACAAATACTGATATATAAGGGTTTATAGCCATTTATAGAGAGTTATAGATAATGATGCGACATAAATTAATTACGTGCAATTGCTGCATTTGCCCACATCATAACTTCTTCTAGTTTAGTCATAGCTAATGATTTCTCGCGGCTATCTGGTAATAATGTGTCTAATGTGTTGGCTAGATGTCTACACTCGTTACGAACTCCCTCGTGTTTTGAAACCGTCTCTTGATCTTTAGGTGGATGATACTTAAAATTATTTTCAATTTGCTTATACATCTAACATTCTCCTTTTTTATCAAAATAAAAAGCACTCAATTATGAGCGCCTTTTTTGTTGCCGATATTCTTCTATCATTTTTTCTTCCTCAATGAATTCATCCATTTTAACTTGTACCCATGTAGAAAACTTGATTCCTTTCTTAGCTGCAAGCCGATAGAACTCATCGAGGGTTTCTGGATCTACTGTGATGTTCACTCTTTTAGTTGCCATCCAACATCACCTCACTTGGTAATTATTGTCTGACAACTTCGAATAAATATCAATACACATTAATACACACTATTGCACATCAATTCCCTGAAGCGCAAAATAAAAAAGCCTACACTGTGTACGCTTCTCCTGTAATTTCTTGATATTGTGTTTCTGTTATCTTGCCACTAGATACAAAGACCTTCACATCACCTTTAGTATAGTAACCTTTGTCATAATAACGTTTTGCAATAGTATAGTAATTCATTATAATACCCCCTTAACAATTAATTCTAATGTTAGATCAGCATTAGCTTGTTCGGCTGAGGCTGCTTGTTGAGTTGCAACGGTCGCTTGCTCTTGTGCTTTTAACATTTCTAGTACAAAGAACGAGTTTTCAGCTTCAAGTTGTGTGATTTTTTCTTCTGGTGATAAAGGACGGTCAATGTATTCATAGTAAAGTTGATTTGCTGAATCTACTTTTAAAATAGGCATTTTTCCTATTTGTTCTTCCATAGTAGGAAGTGACTCAACAAGAAAACCTTCTTTTAATAATTCCTCTTTTGTTTTTCCTAGTCCCTCTGTTTCATCAAACGGCATATGATGAATATAGGATAGTTCTCCATTTTCCACTTTATAAAAAATCATGAATATTCCTCCTTATAGTTTATCAATTCCATAAAACAATGCTTTTGTTCTTGATACTACTTGGTAAGATTCTGGATTCAAGTATGCATAAATCGCAAACGTATCTGTAAATGACGTCTCTGATTTATAAGCTCCCATTACATCATTTATAGGATCATATCGAAAAATGCATTGATACCCAACTAAAACAGGAACCTTTAACAGAGAATCATAATAGATTCCATAAGCTTGACTCGAAGTAGTTGCTAAACTTTTAATCACGACCAAATCACTTATTCTCGCAACTCTCATATGACCATTATCGGCAGCTCCAAGATAAATATATTCCTCGTCGTTACATACTCCTACTGAATAAGTGACGGAGCCTCTCGCTACAAATGGATTTTCTCCTGCGGCATGATTCTTTTTGTATTTGTAAAGCTCTCCTCCAGTATCCCCATTCTTAAATCCGATATAATCCTTTGTCTCCCACTTTTGACCGCTTGCATAAGAGGAAATTGCAGAAGCATCCATTGTGGCTTTTAATGTCTCAATTAAAATATAAGTAGACGGATTAAATGCATATATACATCCTGCGGCATTAATAAGGATTAATTGTCCTCTAGGGTTAATAAACATAACAATTCCCCAATAATTGCTATAAGTCCCGTATGTTCCCTTATTTATCACTTTGGTAAATGAACTGAAGTCACTTGATAATTTATAGATACTTCCTCCATGTGTTAGAAAGTATCCTCCATCTGGTGCAATACAAGGGTGACCCATAGGAGAGCTTTGCGTCATATCCCCGTCTAAATAGATAGTGAGGGTTTTCACGATATCCCCATTTTTATTTACAATCATCATGGAATAGCTTCCAGTTGATCCGTTATTCAAACAAACAAAACCATATCCATTTCCTAAGTATTTACATCCCCATGGGCTTACATTAGAAGTGATTGTTTTTACAACGTGAGGAGTATTAGTAGAAAGAATGGTTTTTGTTACGTGAATAGGGAGTGTTCCTAATCCACTTATCCCTGCTTCCAACTCCGCGAACGTACTCACACCGTCACCATCTCCGTCAAGAACTGTTCCACCTTTGCCAATAATAGCGTTCTTGACTGTAGTTTTCCCATTATTGACAGATGACTTTAAAGTATCTAACTCAGTTTGTACTGTTGTGCCTTGGTCAGTGGTAACGCTAGATGCAGTAAGGTCTATATTATCTAAATCAGTTTTTAATTCATTTAGAGCACCCTCAACATCTGTAGCAGTAAATACGGCATTTAAATCCTCAACAGCGATATTTTTAGCTTTATGTGCTCCCTGCGTTTCATCCGCCTTATGCGCAGTAAGATCACTGTCCTTTGCAGCTCCCGTATCAATCGTATCTAATATTTCATTAAACTTTGTCCGGTTAAAATATTCATTACCTAATGGTTTAGGAATACCTAACCTTGGTGTATTTGTTGGCACTTTACATCACCTCTAATTCATCCCATGTTTTATTTAAAGAATCAAACTCATCCCAAGTGTAATTAAAGGAATCAAAACGATCCCATGTTGTGTACAGGTAAATATAAGTGACACCCAAATGAGCCGGCTTAATTTGATTTATAATATTTTGTAAATCCTTCATATTAGGTGGTATTCCTCGCACACTATTAAACTTTACTTCAAACTCATATGTGGATGGTTTTTCTATAATACTTACATCACCATTTGTATAGGAGTCACAGATTGTTTTAATATGGTCTACATTAACTGTTCCATAACCTCTTAGCTTTGATTTAACCGTTGCTCTACGTTGTTCAATTGGAAGAGAAGACTTTGGAACTCCAACTTCCTTTTCCCATCTATCGATTGTTGCTTTAGCAGTATCTATAAAAAATTCATCAAAAGTATTTTGAATTGATTTTTCAAGATCTTGTATCTCTGTATCCTCAACTTCAAATAACTGAAGCATCATTCCACTTTCACTATAAAAAGAAGGCATTTTATCACGTAACATCGACTGTTCCCACCACCGCGACCTGTTCACTTCCAATTGTTACGTTTGAAGTACCAGTATTTAGTGTTAAATTTCTATAATCGATTACTCCATCCACATTTAAGATGGTTGACCCAACTAATGCATAAGACACGTAATCAGATTTAAAAGCTATGTCTTTAAAATGATTTGTTAAAGCATCTGAAATAGATGTTGTCACCGTTGTTAGGTCATATCCTGAATTCAAATCAACATCAACAGTTATGTTTATTGGTAGCTCTTCAGCACTTATAACAGTGACAGTAGGTCCAATTGGTTTATTATCGTCTATATTTGTAACAACAGCATTAAGTGTTGTTTGATCAACTGCACGTTTATTGCTATTAATTACTACACATTTTACTGTTCCATTTCCATTCCAAAGAGGAATTACTTTGGCATCACCTACACCAACTACCTCTTTACACCAATTAATGTAATCCTGAGGATTACCACTCGTTGCTGGAGTTTGAACCCTCTCAAAATACCTTTCTCTTAATTCTTCATCTGGTTCTTCGTCTGATCCATTAGTAACTGCATTTGGGTTTGTTACAGCATTTATACCGGAAATAGGTTCAAAGTTTACAATTGTGTGTGCTGGTACATTCCCCACTGAACCCTCTTGTTCACACTCGACTAATAAACTAGCCTTTCCACCACTAACGCTTTTACTTTCAATGGATACAAAGTAAATTGTATCTACAAAAAAACGAGCACCTATAGGAATAACTGTTCCTTCTGTACCCGTTGCTTCAATATAGGTTGTTGCCTTTGTTGCAGGCTTTCTAAATACACCAAGCTCAGCTGTAATCTTTTCTAAATACTCACTTGTAGCCGTTTCAGCGAACAAGTTATCAATCATAGAATCCATTTCAATGTATCCATCTTCTAATGCGATGGCCACACCAACAACTGCATCATAGATAATTGATCCTTCTGATTTATCATAGTTGTTAGGTATTGCACTAAACATCTTATTCATTATTTCTTCTTTAGTAGGCATTGGTTACCACCTCCGTACTACCGTATAAAGTGGATAAAGAATATGAAATAGATAAAGTATCATCTTCAAACACTACAGATAAAGAATCAATTCCCTCAATATAAGGATTATCTATTAAACATTCCTCAATCATACGCTTTGCTTCTAACTCTGCTGCTCCTTTTGTAAATCCAGAGCCAACTAAACTATTCAATTCTGATCCGTAATCCCAAGAATAAAAACTGTGTTTAAATCGATTTGTTTTTAGGGATTTGTAAACCCAAATCTTAACTGCATCGATCCCTTCCACAATATACGGCTTTCCATTCTGTAACTTAAAATCACCTTTTTCAATATCCCAAGCCCACTCCCGAGCCATCGGTATTGGTGTTTCTGCATTTGTTTGTTCATCGGAATTGATAAAAGGGAATATGCTCATTAAATCCCCTCCAATTTACAAGTAATAATAAAATACGAACCACTTCTCATTAGAAGTAGCTCGTCGGATATTTCCAAGGTTTCTTTTAACTTTTTACTCTCAATTACACCATCTGAAGAAGTAACCTGTGATAAATACGTCGCCACCTTTAATTGATCTGAATCTAAAATCACCCCATTGGTTTTCACCCTTATCGGATTTACAGATACGACCTCACCAATATATAGTGATTTATCATTAAAATGTTTACCCTCTTCTCTAACCATTTGAGTAAATTCAGCAAAACTCATAACTCATCATCTACCATATTCTTAAAGTTTAATTGAAGAGACATTGTATGCTGCCCTCGATTCCAATAGTGTGTATCTTCATCTATATAAAAAAGACCCTTTAGTTTAGTCGTAGGGTCCAATACAGTAACGGCCTTTCCAGATATACAGTTTATATTTCCAAGTGCTTCAACACTTGCTTCTAGATCCATACCATGCAACAGTGATTTCGCTTCTGTATTAGAGTTTTTTCCTTCTTCTTTTTGATATACACCTTGAAATGTTCCCCACTGAGATAACCCATCACCTTTAACCTCACCTACACGGTTACCCTTATCATCAACAATAAGAATCTTATTTTTCACATTTTCAATACTCTCACCAAATGAACTGTCGAGAAGATTTATTCCATTTTCTAACGAAAAATCACTTACAGTTTCACCTGCTTTTATAATGCTTAATTTCCCGCCATTAATAACAGGCATATAAACAATTTTAGTCTTATTTTTAACCTCACGGTAAGCTTGAAGAATCACTTCATATAGATTCATACTAATCATTGAATCGAGCTTAATTGACGTTTCTGAATCTGCAATACTACCAACAGGAACACCAACATCAGCTGCAACCTTTTTAATGACATTCCCAACTGTAGTTGTCTTGAAATTATAAGAACCTTCACTTTTAAGAAAATATATTAGTCTATCATAGGCTACTACATTCATTTCATGAGACTTATTTGAAATCTGTTTACTAAATACAATTCCCTCAAACAATGTTCGATTACCTTCATGCAGTGTTAAGATGCTACCAGGACTTATTGCATATCCAATCTTACTTGGATAAGTAAAAGAAACTTGTCTTGCAGCATTATATTTAGACCCACTCCAGGTTAGATCAAGAAACCTTATTTCTTGTTTATCAATAACTAACCTCATGGTAACCTTAACACCTTTCCGATTTGAAGCTTCCTAGGATCTTTTACATCGTTTGCCTTTGCGATTTCATCCCATTTATAAGGATCATTATAATAATTTCTTGCTATAGCCCATAAAGTATCACCCTTAACTACAGTATGCGTCTTAGGTTTACTTGGAGTTTTTTCAGATCTAGAGGATGTTGTAGTAGTGCCAGATGAGCTAGATTTCTTTTTAGGTATAGACCTATACTCAATAAGACTCAATTCAAACTCAACGTCTCGACTTCCTGCTCTTTCACCATACGAAAAATCCTCTATAAAAAATAATTTGTTAATGTTGGTTTCAGTAATTAATAATCTCATAGGTAAATCATTATGAACCCACACATTAATTATTTCTACGAATTCGTAAGGTTTCGGGAAATTTTTATATTGGCAGAAAGGATAATATACTGATGGAAAAAATGATTTTAAGGTGGTCCTGTCTAATTTAGCATCACCTTTTGTGGAATGCTCTCCTAGATCATTAATCTCCTGAATATAAACATCTTGTCCAGTTTCGTTTAGATAGTTTGGTGGAGGCACAGGAAGACGGAGTTTTTGTCTTCCATTTCCGTCAATAAGCCAAAATTCCATCACTGATGAACACCTCCTACATTTAAACGTTCCTTTTTCCATTCACGAACAAATTCTTTTGCGATCTTCTGAATATCTGCTTCTTCTCGAACAGTAAAGTAATTACCTGTAATTAAAACAGAAGGCTCTCCACCATTGATTTTATTTTGATTAGTTTCTTGTTTAGTTTTGACGCTTTCCCCTTCATGTAAAATTGTTGGGTAGTTGTCCCTTGGAACACGTTGAATACCAAAAGCATGCTTTTTATGTCCTGTTGCTCTAGGGAGGGTAACAGTAGGAGCATAACTTGGTTTTGGTGTTGAAGAAGATTTATTACTTGAAGATGACTTGTTACCACCTAACAAATTACTAACAACTTTTCCAGTCCATTTAACACCTTGGTCTACTATAAAATCATTTTTTCCGGAACTTGAACCAGAAAGGATCTGTAACATCCAAGAATCTTGGATAGCAGAATTAAATCCCGACAATACACCTTGACCAATTGAAATTCCAATTTTCGTAGCAATTGGAGTGATCAACTCAATTGAATTTTCGATTCCTTTAACAAGAGTCTGAATTAATTTATCTGCAGTTTGTTGTATTTTCTCGTTCCCACCGGAATTTAACCATTCATTAAAGCGTTGTGAGATATCCTCGAAAACAAATCCTACTTTAGCTTCTACACTAGTTAGCTTTTGAAACTTAGGATCATTCATTATGCCGTCTACCCAAGATCCTAAACCACGTGCACCATTTACAAATCCGGTTGCTATTCCTGAAGCCATTTGCTGTCCAAACTCAACATATTTATTCCCTTTACCTGATTGTAAAGCATTATTTATGTCATCTAAGAAAGGCTTAATAATTTTAACAGCTGGTTCCCCTATTTTCCTATTAGCAACATTTACAGTTTCAAGAATTTGATTCCATACCCCTAATGTGGTATCTCCCATTTCATCTACAAGGTGTTTTGTCATGCCCATCTTGTTAAACAACTTATCTAAAGCTTTAATCTGCTTATCTAATGGCATTTTAGCAATATCGTTCAGCTCTTTCTTAGGCATTTCAAAACGTCTAGCCATAGAAATGGCATCCCCAGAAAACAACTCTCTTAGTGCAAAAACAGATCCTTCGATTCCTTGAGTTGGATCAACTGCAAGTAACCTTTCTGATAGATCCCACATCTTTTCAAGTGTCTTTTGTTCCTTTGTTAACGCAATAAAAGATTTTGAATTCTGGAATATATCTTGTGAGTTGAATAATGGTGAATCTATTGCTACCTTTTCCATTGCACTCATATATTCCTGTGATTTCTTTTGATCATTAAACATTGCTTGTATTGTTTTTGCAGACATCTCAAATTTAGCAGCATTTAGAAATGTATTATCAAAAGCCTGTTTACCAAAATATGCGCCTGCAATCGCTCCACCCAATAGGGTTTGCCCACTTGGTACCATATTTGATGTTATATTTCCAACTTTCTCAATAGCCACCCTTGCTTTGCTAGCAGAACTTTGCAACAATTTAAATGCTCTTTCTAATCGGTTTGACTCCGAAACAGCTTTTGTAGTACTAAATTGAAAATCGTTTTTCTTCCTGGACTGTGCTCTTACTTTCTCCATTGAAGCTTTTAGCCTAAGTAACTCATTATTTTGCTTGTTCATGCTTTTTGTAATTTTATCAAACTGTTTACTGGCTTTGTCTTCAACTGAGACTATCGCTTTAAGTAATTCCTCTTTCTTAGCCATATTCTCACCCCCTAGGGAGTTGGTTTATTTCTTCAACTTCTAGTTCAAAAAACGCTCTTATTATAGTCAATTCGTTTTGACTCATCTCAGAAAAGAAAGAGGGACGCAAACGACCGTGCACCCAATAGTGATACATCATAGCTGTCATTCCGTCCCTCTTAACTAGTTTTTTATTTCTTCAATTGCATCATCTGCAAAACCGCTTAGATCTTGAATAGTCCCATAGATATATTGTCTTTCACCTGGTAAAAAGAGCTTATCAACTAAATCATAAGGAGTAGCAACACCAAAGTGTTTTAAATACTCTCCATTTCTTAGGTTAGGTTCAACTATACCGGATAAAATAGTTTCAACTTGAACTTCAGCTGAATTTATTTCTCCCTCTTTATTAGTGGCCATTTCTCTTATTTCTTCAAGTCTAGGATTATTCAAACCTTTAATAGTAAAAACCGCGTCTTCACCTAATCGTTTAATTTTAACTTGCTTAGTTGGAAGGTCGAATTTTTTTGGATCAATGTTTAATAAAAAGTTACTCATTTATTACACTCCAATCGCATCGATTAATACTGGCATATCACTAAAAGTAAATGGCTTTTCTTCTTGTAAAATCGTTTTCGACTCCCAATCAGCAAGTGTAATATCATCAAACGTACAATTAGGAATAGATACACGCTCTGCCCCTAAAGAAGCCGGATCTGCTAACTTTGAAACAATAGTTACCCTTAGCTCTTTACCTTCTTTTAATGCATCTAACTGTCTTTTTAAAATTTTAGAATTTATCTTATTAAACCTAAGGGAACCTTTACCTTCCCATCCCATCAACTTTTTACCTGTGCCGTTATTAGTTCCGCACATTGGCACATCTTCTTTTAATAAATCAATTTTTGCTTGTAGTCCGTATACTTCAGCAAATTTTTCACCATCAACCCAAGCTTCTCCATGAGTACCAGATATAGCATGATCAGGATTAAACATCTAACATTCCCCCTTATAAATAAGCTTTCACAGAGATATCCTCCATTGCGTCTAGAGGTTTAATTCTAGACTCGATAAAGACGTCATCACCTGTATTTGCAGTTTTAATTTCTTCATCAGTCATACTTGTTATATCAACACCGTTATTTGTTAAATACTCGCGATGAGCATCAAGATCTATTCCAACTACATTAACATTCACATCAAGCAGTTGATCAGCTTCTAACTGTCTGTGGTAAGCTTGAATCGCTGTAATTAAAAGAACCTTATTATCATAACTATTTGGATATTTACCAATATAGTTATCTGAAATAGTCTTAGTGATATCGGTATAATACAGATCTAGAATTTCCACTATTTTAATTTTCTTAAAGCTTTCACCCTTCGTTTGAGTAGTAGTAACAAAAGATGTAACACCACGGGCAACCTTTACTTTTTCACCATCGTGATAAATAACAAATTCTCCATTATCTATTGCAGTATCAAGTTGTGTTTTAGTGTAAGATTGGACTGAAGATATTTCAGGTAAAGGTTGAAACGTTGTAGCAATATTTAACGGTGTTCCTGCAATCAATCCAGCAATTCTAGAGCAAAATTGTGCGCTAGTGTATGTGTCTTCTCCTACTACAATTGAATCAGTTGTGAAATTAATAATGTATTCTTTATCAGCTGCATGATCTGGCAAAATAGCCTTAATCATTTTTCTATTGGTGCGCTGACTACCAACCCATGATGCTATTGTTGAAAGTTCTGCTGTTACAATTTCAGGAATAACAAGATAATCAAACTTAACTGTTTCCAACCAAGCTAATCCTAATGACCAATCTGTTTCTGTAACAGGATCACCAACACGTACAATAACTTTTAGTGGGGCATTTACTCCCCCGATTAAAGCTAATTTAATCTGCTTTTTGTTAGCATCAGATAAACCAGTAGGAATATCTGTATCCATAATAATTTCATGAGTGCCTTGTGCTGCTGCATCTTTTAGAAGCAAAGCTACAATTCCACGCTCACCACGCTGAATAGCACTTGCCGCCAATTGTTCAAATAATATATTTACTCGTGGAAGTCCCAAGTGAATACCTCCCTATTAAGGTTAATGTTTTTCATTAGTTCATGTTCATCAGTTTGTTTACCAATTAAAATGAAATCAATGTCAAAAAGGTAATGTAAAATACCATCGATGATTTCAAATCGTTCATTTGTAACTGATATTCTCTTACCACCAGTTCCAATAACATGTGTAAATAACTGCGAAATTTTTTCTGACATTTCTAGGTTCTTTAACTTTGTATCCTCTAAAGACATGTATTGGACGTCTACAATATAAGACTTCTCTTGCATATTCGGAGTGATTTTTTGAGCATCTATCGGTAAAATGTCCACAAAAAAACAAGGCCTTGTTAAGCCTTGGGTTTTCTTTTCACCATATATTTTATGATTTTGAAAATTAGTCTTTAGAGTTTTTATTATATTTTCACGAATATCCAAGATCATAGGCTTGCCACCAACTTATCAAATATCTTTCTTAACCTTCTTGGAATCTGTTTGTTAGTTGCTTTTATAGAGGTTGTTAACATGTAGTAGCCATCGGCCTTACCTACAACTTCACCACTTTTATTAACTACTTTGTGCCCAAATTCAACAAAAGGAGCCAAAGGAACTTGCCTACCTTCATATTCAGTCGTGGCATCATTAAAAATTGTGATATAAATTGAATCACCGGATCTTGTAACGCTGCTTATCTTCCAACTATTTTTCAATTCACCCGTCAGTACAGGGGTACGTTTTAAAACAGAACGATTAAGTGATTTTGCAACATCTAAAAGAAACTGTTCAAGTTCTTCAGGGAAGTTTTTTTGTAGTTCCTGAAGATGTTCCTCAAACTTTTTAAAGTTCTTAAACTGCATTTTTATCATTATGCTTCACCTTCAAGTTCTATCGTTACAACCTGATGTGTATGTGATTTAAAATAATCTCTCACTTCCACATTATAAAGGTCACCTTTGTGAGCAACCTCTAATTTATCCCCAATTTTTATATCTGTTTCATTCTCAACGTATAGTTCATACCTATGGTTCATATCAGTTTGTTGCTCAGTTTCATTAGTTGTGGCAGTTTCCAACCTTACTAATTCACAAGCTACATTTGTATAAACAGGTAGAAAATTAGATATTGTTTCACCACTAACTGATTCACTTTCTACATATCTTTTTATAGTACATGTATCATAAAAAGTATGAATCTTTGCTTTCTCACACTTTAATACCATGTAACCTTTTTCTTTTTCATAATTATCAACTGTGAGTACGAGGTATTTTACACCGTCCGAGGTAAAAGTTAAATACGAATCAATTTCATTATTCTTTCGAATAATAAACTCATACTCTTCCTCATTTTGTTCGTTCTCACTTCTCTTTGATTTAACTATTCTTTTAGCCCAAATTGACCCAAAAGAAAAAGATAAACGTTTATCAAGAAGCCCTGGATTCATTTAGATCACCCCTTATAAAAGATTGATGGAGTGCATATCCAGAATTGATTTAATTACCACGTTTACTTTGTTATCTTGAACCGTAAATACTCTATTTTCATACATTTCGTTAGCCAAAACCATTAGAGCAATGGTTAAATCCTCTTTAACATCCATCTGTTCAACAGTAAGACCAGTATAACTTTTTATATACGCTTTTGAAGCAAGCAAAATAGTACCGAATGTTTTTGTTACTTCTGGATCTGCAGTTTCTCGAGCATATTCGATCAGGTCATTTGTGGTTACTTCACTAATTTTCATTAGCTTTCACCCTTCTTTTTGACTGATTTTTAGGTTTTTCTTCAACTTTTTCAACAGTCTCAGGTACTTTTTCTTCATTTTCAACAGTATTAGCATCTGCTTTTAACCCAGATATAACTACTTCTGGTTGTTTAATTTCTTCAACATAACCAACACGAATAAGACTTTCACGTACGTCATTATCCTTAATTTCTCTGACTTCATTTTTTCCCATTGTAACTATACCTGCGAAACTAACCAAAGCTTTTACTTTCATTTGTTTCACCTCCTAAAAAAGAAGGTGGAATTAACCACCTTCGAATTATGCAGCAGCCATTTTCAATAAAGCAAGTTTTTGTGGTTCAACAATCTTAGAGTCTACTTCCACATATCCTACAACTCCGATAGCGTGTTGAGTTGCATATTTTTCATTAAGAACTTGAAGTTCAACATTTTGAGCAAGCTTAACATATAAACCACTGAAATCACCGTAAGCAATAACTTTTGCACTTAATGCAATCTCAGGCATACTTTCAGTAATATGAACAGGTTTTCCGAGTAATGTCCAACCAAATCCATTTGTCGCATCTTTATTTAACAGATAATTACCATCACCATCTTTTAACTTACGGATTGCTTTGAATGTGGACTTGTTTAATATCCAAGATGCGTTACCTTGGTAAACTTCTGGAACTGTCATTTGTAAATCAATTAGTTCGTCCGCAACAATTGCAGCACCACTTGCAGTAGTTACCACATTTGTGGATGATAAAACACCTGTCATTTTAGTTGCAGTACCCACAATTAATTCCTTCTCTAAGAACTCTGCAATAGCCTTTGCAACTTTTGTGATTACAAATGAAAGCAAATCAAAATCTGTACGGTTCATTAGAGATTTTGAAATTTTAGCTAAGCAACCAACAATAAAGTTTTGAAGTTTAACTGTTGTGAATTTACCAGTACCTTCAGTAAGTTCCGTTAGATCATCAACATATGTTGCGCTAATTGATGATGTCTCCTCATCGTACACAGGGAATACTAAATCCCCACCTACATTGTAGATAGTTGCCATGGAATAGATTGGAGATAATTCTTTTACTTTTTCAATGATCTTGTTAGCAATATGAGTAGGAATTACTCCACCATTAGAGGCAACATCCAATGCACGTTCTTCACCTCGTACAAATTTAAGAAAGTTTGCTTCATCAAGCGCACGTTGTTCTTCTTCCCCAGAAGTTTTTTTAACTTCTTTTTTCTCAAATGAACGAGCTTCTTCTTCGGCAGCTAAAGTTTTATCAATCTTTGCAACTTCACTTTTGATATCATCAAAACGTTTTGTTTCCTCTTCAGAAAATGCTCTTGTTTCCTCTTTCGCTTTTTTCAGTAACCCATCCATCTCATCTAATAGATTATTACGTTGTTCCAAAAGGGATGGCATTGAACGATATTCGATCACTGGTTTTGCTAATACATTTTTAAATGTCATTATTAATTTCCACCTTTCAATTTAAGGAATTCTAATTCTTTATCATAAAGTGAATAGTCTAAATCCCTTTGCTCATTCTTTTCTGGACTTAGATCTTCAATTTCCGCTTTAAAATCATCACTTCTTTGTTCAGATACAACACTGTCTTCTCCACGAGCTTCAATTGACGTTGCAATATAAGCAGGGGTCTTGTCCAAGATGGATACTTCTAAAAGGTCAATATCTTCTAAAAATCTCTTCTGTACACCATCTTCTCCATCAATCCAATTAGGTTTATTGTCAATAAAACCAAAGGACCAACCTTTTAACTCACCATTTTTCGCTTTTTGAATCACTTCATCGTCTGTAACTGTAGCAATTGCCCTTAATCCAATGTTGTCTTCACGTAGCTCCAAATTGCCTTCTTTAGTCGATCCTAGCTTGCGATTCTTATCATGATTAAAACGTAGCTCTACATCTTCCGCCTTTAATAAAGCTTTTTCAAACGTCTTTGGAACAATTTGTTCTCTGAATCTACCTCTAGGTGAAGGTAAAATTCTACTTTCACGCCCAACAGCATTCACATAGCCATCAAGCAAAACTTGATTCCCTCGAATCTCGATTCTCACTACTCTTCACCTCCTCCCAAGTGGTTTGTGGGATTGTCTATATTTGTTGATTTGTTCGTATTAGGTGTATAAATTTCTTTAGTTTTCGGATTATATAGAACGTCTTGTAAACCTAACTTGATGAAGTCTAATCCTAAAGGTGGTAAGTCTTCTTTATATCTGATTTCATCAATCTGAAAAATTCCGTTTTTGGCTGCTATCTCATAAGCTTTAAATCTCTTCTCCATATCACCTTTTAAAAGCTCTTTAGTGTCAAAGGCAAAATAAAAAGAACCTTTTTCACTTGGTAGTAAAAGGTCCTTATTTAAAGCTGTTTGAATTGCAGCCAATATTGGTAAAATACATACCTTTATCCAGTTGTTATATACTTCATCACTTGCCGACCCATCCAAGATTGATGGTGGAACAATAAACAACTTACATATTTCAATAGAATTTGTTTTCTTATTTTCATTCAATTGCATTTCTACAGATGTATTTGAAGCTTCTTGAAAATCCAACCCATTATTTAAGATAACAACATTCTCAGTGTTATTTTTATAAAGATTGTTCCAAGCCGTTTTCAATTCCTTAATTGCATCAGGGGATAATCGTCCCTGACTTTTTAAAAATCCTTTTTTATTCCCACCTGTTTTAACAAGTAGTTCCTCAAAAACTAAAGAATTATAAGCAACTGATAACATTTTATTGTTTTCATCAATAATTCCTTTACCAGTTACACCATCCTTTGATTTCCTAGTAAGCTTAATGAATTCAAATTCTCTATAATTTGCACCGTTCACTAGAATATCGTACTTCTTAAAGATTGGATCAGCATTAATGTTTACCGAGAGGTTTACATTGTCCACATAATGTAGACTTTTTACATTGTTTCTTTCGCGATTAATGAACGCATATCCGGCACCGCATAGTAAGTAATCCTCAACTAGAGCTTTTTTGAATTGGAACCCATCGAGTGTATCATTTGTATCATCATTTAGAAGGTTTGTTCTTTCATCTTCATCTATTTCACTTACTTGGCCGCCATCCTCTTTGTAGAGAACAATAGGTAACGATGCGACAGTATCAGAAATGACTCCTAAACAAGCACTTACGGCAGGAATGTTTAGAGCTTGCTCTTTAGATATTACTCCAGTCGTTATTCCAACACTTAAAAGTAATTCTTCCATAGTCATACTTTCTCTATTTTCCTGATACTGTCTAAATTCTTTCCATTGCTTAATCAAACCCATCATTTCACCTCCCTCTAGATAACCTGTGCTCCCCAATTCGAGTCGGGATTAAAAAACACATCTTGTTGTAGTAAGTAGATTGCATTAATTAAACTAACAACCATGTCTACTTTTCCATTTGATTTTTTCTTGTTTACATATTTATTTTTATTGTTGTCTTCTGTAACTTTGGCGTTTTGAAAGTTAATTTCCAATAGCTTGTTTTCAGTATAATGAAATTCTCTGTTTAGAATTTTTTCTTGAAGTAACTTAGTTGCTGGATGAAGAACACTTGAATGTTGCTTTACTTCCACCGTTTTATATCCTTCACGCTCTAACCTTTGGGCAGTTGATAAGCAGTTATACCGGTCATAGGCAATTCCCATAACGATTACTTGATGTTTTTCTTCTATAGCCAGAATAATTTCCTCGATAAATCCATAGTCAACCGTCATATCGCCACATGAAAAACAAACACCTTCTTTTATGAAATCGTAGTAATTTATTTTTTCAAACTTGTTTTTCTCAGGTATCCTTTCGGTTGGTACAAACGCAAAAGATTCACCGTAGATCTCTGCATCTTCCTCTGTAACCATAGAGTATGAGCAATTGTCATTGGTCATTGCTAAATCCAGACCTATCCATACTTGCCTTCCCGACCAATCAAAGCTATCAATCTTACATTTTTGTAAATCATCTATATTGATGAAAGCCTCACCACTATAGGAAGGTAAAAAGTGATTCATGTGTTTACAAAGATATTCTTCACGTTCTGCTGGTTTTTCTAAAGCTGTTTTACGACTGTCCCTAATCTCATTATAGTTTGCTTCAATTCGTAAAGGATTCGCTTGATATAAGCCTATATCATCCCATAAATGTTCTTCTTCTGCATAATACAAAAGTGCGAACATACGATCATCTTCAATAAGCCCACTATATACTTTCTTTATGTAGGCCAATTCTTCTAACATAATAGATTTGTCTTCTGCGTAAGCAGTAGTTAGTTTAAAACGCAAAGGATTTTTTACGTTTAATTGTCCTGATTTCATTGCATTAATATTTCCATAATCCTTAAAAGCTCCAACTTCATCAGCAATAAAAGCACTAGGACGTATAGAGTTGTTTTTATTCGCTTCAGCTGTACGTGCCTGAAAAAAACTATTGGTTAATTTACACTTAACTCTGCCATTAAGTGTCTTAGGTATAATAAAATACTTACTAATGTTTGGACTTGCTTCAATTATCTGAGTCATGGCTTTTTTTACTTCCCCAGCTAATTCACGGTCCAAACAAATAGAATAAAATTCCGAGAAGTTATCTTCAGTAAGCATTAATATTATTAAAATAAGAGCACAAATAAATGTCTTTGCATTTTTACGTGGAATAAATAAAGTAACATCTCGATAACGGTATTTTTCACTGTCTTCTTTAAATCTCCAACCGAATATATTTACAATAAAAAATGCTTGGAAACCTTCCATACCATTTAAAATCGATTTCCCTATAACCCCAAGCCCCGTCGCAAAGTTTACCAATTGAAGTATTCCTTCAATCCTTAAAACCTCATCCAAGTCAAAGTAATATTTAAAATCTTCATCATTTTGTCTTTCTCGGTCATTCATAAACCATTCACATTGTTTTTTAACTTCCTTAGTGGTAATTTCTTTGCCACTCAGTACATCTTCTGCATACTGAACTGCTTTTTCTATTATCATTTTTTACCACCAGACAAAACCTTGAGTAATGGATCTTCCTCCTGTTGTTTTGCTTGAAGATTTAAATTGCCAAGCTTAGCTCTACTTTGAGGTGAAAGGCTTAGTTCGTTACAACATCTGAAGAAATCCTTTGTATATTTATCTTTCGCACTCATTAGGTTCTTATCAAATAAATTATTAATATCTTTATTTATCATCTTTTCAATTTGTTGAAGTCGATCTATTGAAATTGCACATGTTCCTAAAATATAAATATCTAAATTACCTAAAATCCCACTAGAACTTAACTCTTCTACAATGTAATGGAATATTTTCTTTTGTCTAGCATTTAATGGTGTCGGTGGGGAAATTTTATCGGCTGTTCCTTTTAACTTATCTTCCGTTTGTGAACGAACCTGAATTTCTTCTTTTGTAAGATTCTTACTCATTGTCTTCACACTTTTAGTTGGTCTAGCCATTTCCTCACCTCCTTTATTTTTTCCATTTCGGGAATTTTTTTTGACCGTAGGGGGCAGCGTGGTGTAGGAAAAATCGAAAAAAAGCCTAAAAGACCCCCGGGGGGACCTAAAATGCATGTTTCATCTCTTGAACCTTAACGATCTCCAACAATTCTTCTCTACTTATCTCTCCACTCTCAGCCATCTCATGATGATACTTGCACAAACAAATTAAATTATTATCTTTTAATCTTTTGTTCCAGTCTTCCACAATCGGTACGATGTGATGGACTTCTATGTTAGTAAAGTTATATCTTTGTTGAGTGTTATACAATTCTCTAATGCAGACCTGACACAAGTATTTATCTCGTTCATTAATGTGTTTCCGTTTCTTTTGCCATGCAGCAGTCCATCTAAATTTATCAACGTGTGTAACTTTGTAGTTTGTTCTTTTTGGTTTACTTGGACACTGGAATGATCTTTCATGGATCCTTCCACAATGCTTACAACTCTTTAGCATTACTTCCTCCTTATTGCTCCTCGGTTACGTTTGTAAGTATCACGATTCATACCCATAATATCTACCCAATCAACACGTTCTTCTATTTTCTTTTTCTTAGGTGATTGTTTCTTCTTGGATGATTCTTGTTTATTTAACTGATTAAGTTTTTTCTTCTGTTCTTTATTTAAATGATCAGCAATCTTCACCCAATCACCTTCCATGTCTCTTTATATATTGGTGGCATTTGGTTGACGAAAAACAACATCCGCTTCTAGAACAATGAAAAACCTCAACTACATAAGCAGAAGAGGCTTTCTCTAATTCTTTGACTTATTTTCTTTTCCGATCTTTTGATATTTGTCTTAACAGTACTAACTGATACACCTAAATAATTCGCTATATCTTTATATCTAATACAATAACCGCGTGACATTAAGTAAATTTCTCTTTCTTTTTTAGTGAGAACTGATAAAGCATCTTCTATCCGCTCCTGTTCCCAAACACTTATTAATTGTTCTTTATCAGATTTATCCCATTCATAATCTAAATCATCCGCACTTCTAAAATACTTTTGCATAACTAATGGATCAAAAGCTCTTTCTCTCTGATAAGCGGCTCTTCGCTCTATACCTCTTTTATTACCTGGACGTCTTCCCGTTTCCATCCATTCAATTGCATATTCTATATCGGTGATCATATCCTTGATGATTTCTTTATCTGAACGGGTTTCACTATCCTGTTTATCATCGGAAGCTAATTCATAACGTCTTTTGGCATCTTCTAAGGCAATCTTGTAGTCTAGTACCATTTCATCTATTTCTTTAAAGGTTAAACCAGTCTGCAACCAGATCACCACCATATGTTATAATGTATTAAACCTTTTCTTTTTAAAAGCTGGGAGTGATCCTGGCTTATTTTTATTTTTTCTTATTTTTATTAGGTACACTTGAATCTTTTTCATTTTTCAGGTATTTAATAGGATGCTTCTTTATATAATCAAGACGTTCTTCCTCAGTCATTTTCCAAGTATGAACCTTACTTATCATTAAGAATCTCCTCCTTTAGAATTCCTTTCTTTACGAATATATTTCTCCAGTTGCTCTCAACTCTCTGTTTATCCGCTTCTTTAATTCTTTTGTTTATTAACTTACCCAATCGTTTTTTGTGCTTTCTTTTATTAGCTACCAATTCACTCCACCCCTAATTCAATCATTCAAGAGCACTTGCTTTTCTTCATCTGTAAATTTGTTATAAGCACAGCAGTTTGAACAATAAAATCCTTTTACTCCATAAGAGATAAAATATTTCTTAATCACATAGTTTGTTATTCTTTGAGGCAGTCCACAATTCTGACAAAAGAAAATGTAATCTTTGTTCATTTGGTCCGCTCCTCTTATGTGAATATATGATTATATACACAGTTATTAAGTTTATTAACAGTAAGTTGTGGATAACAACGCTTATTTGTTACTTATTGATTCACAAATTCGTTTCTTAGCTGCGTGTATTTCTTTAACTAATTCTGAAAGGTTTTCGGCATCACCTATTTTTATATCTCTATCTAGAAGAAAGTTACAAGCTTGTACTAAATTACCGAAATGTCCGATTGGTTTGAAGTCAATTTCTCCTGTAGGTTCTTTCTCATCATTTAATTTTTCGTAGCTTTCATTTACCGTTATATTTAGTTTATCCGATGTGATTTTATATTTATCTCCAACAAGGATATTCATATGTTACCTCCTCTTACGATTGGTTTACACCTCTATATTGCAAATGTGATAAGGCATGCAGCAATAGAAGCAAATACAATAGATGTTAAGTTTGTTCTAGCCTCTTTATCCTTCTCTGCGACTGCACCAAGAGCGGTTATCAAAATAACTGCCATTAACAGGATTTGAAACATTACAATCATTGAATTGACTCCCTTCTTATTACTGCGCTAAATCCTTGGATTGCGTATTACTTACCTCTTAAATCGTAGATAAACGACTCCATCTTTTTCTTGTTAAACTGGTACAACCTATTACTTTCTAAAGATGGTCTTTCAATTAATAACCCATTATTTTTAATTCTAAGATAACCGTTATTATCAAGTTCTCTGTCATAATACTCGTAGTAATCAGATCCTAAGCTATCAGCTTCTTTAGGTTGTAAGTTAACCCAGGATTCATTTGCAATTTTCTCGATGTATTTTATAAAATCAATAAAGCCATCTGGAGTAAACGCAAACCAATACTGATAATGCTTATTTGCTTGTTCTTCTTCAATCTCGAAAATAACAGCAGATTTTCTATTCTTAATGGTTAGCTTATAGTTATTGGTGGTTTCAAAAGTCCTTGATTTCATATCTCCACCCCTCCTTTGATTGCGTATTAAACACTTACCGCATACCTTGAATTACTTGAACACAATTCAGGTAAATTCGCTCTTACTAATGCATCGGCAAAAGGTGGAGGAACACTGTTACCCACTCTTCTAATTTGATCTGATTTTGTACCAGTTCGAATATAGTTACTTGGAAATCCTTGACCAGCAAATAATTCATGCGGTTGTAGCATCCTAAGACCAATATCAGTTACCTGGTACCCATTAGTTTTAACTGCTGTAAGTGCAAAACGATCTTTTGTTGTTATAGTGTGTAAAGGCTCTGTTAATCCTTGTGCTGTACTTTGACCGTAATACTTAGTGAGAAATGCAGTAACTAAACCGAAACGATTTCCACCTGCAGTAATCGTGTGTAATGGTGTATTCAAAGATAACCCTCTTACTTCTTTTTCTGATTGCTCAGTATAATAACTAATTAAGAAAGCAGCTTTGTGTTCATCCGGTACCATAAAAGGCTTATCATTATTAATCACAAACCGTTCCAAGCCTTTTTGTATTCGATTAAGAGTGTTTTTTACCAATGGTTTCTTTCGATTGAATATTGATGGTGCACCAATACTCCAATCAATAATTTCCGAAGATGTTCTCCAAGGCTTTAACTTTCCTAATTGGACTGCAGGGCTTTGCGGATCACCATGAGTTGGTTTCGGCCATATGATCTTTTTCCCATCACATCTTGCAATCATGAAGAATCGTTTTCTTATTGTAGGAGCTCCGTAATCACATGCTTGTAACTCCTTAAATTCCACTTCATAACCTATGGATTTCAATGATTTTATGAAACTATTGAAAGTAGCACCTTTCAATTCTTTAACTGGTTTTCCATCCTCAATAGGTCCCCAATCTTTAAATTCCTCAACATTTTCAAGCATAATTACCCGAGGTTTTACAGCTAATGCCCATTTGACTGCTATCCATGCTAATCCTCGTATTTCCTGTTTAACAGGCTTACCGCCTTTAGCTTTACTGTGGTGAGTACAATCGGGACTAAACCAAGCAAGCCCAACTCTTCTACCTCTGCATGCTTCTTTTGGATCAACATCCCAAACACTCTCACAATAATGTTCTGTATCTGGATGATTTAGCTTGTGCATTTCAATAGCTGCAGGATCATGATTAATTGCAATATCTACTGATAACCCTGTAGCCATTTCAATTCCAGTAGAAGCACCGCCACCACCTGCGAAGTTATCAACTATAATTTCTCTGAATAAATCAAGTTGCACAGAATGTCCTCCTTCCTACAGTTTTTCAGCGAACTGTGCATTAAGCTATTTCAATAATTCAGCCGATTCACGAATAAATCTCATAGCATTTTTTATATAATGTTCTCTATTTGAATCATCACCAGTAGTTGAAGCATATTGCAGTTCGTCATCTGCTGTGTCCAATAAATTGATTACCTTTTCTTTATCTTCGATAGACTTTTTAGCAGATAGATGAGCGTACTTATAGAGCTTGTCTACATCTGCTTTGAACTTTGTATATTCTTTATTTAGATTGTCATATCGCTCATTTAACATTTGGTAATCTTCTGTCATACCTTCTGTAACTCTTCCGAATGACTCGATTAGCTTTCTCTGAACTTCAATAAACGAAAACAACCATTCATAGTCAGTGTCGATAAGCTCATAGTAATAACCCTCTCTATCCCCTTCGCTACCGATAGTGCAATTCATTCTATGGACATTGTTTTTGATTTCCTCAATACGTTCTTTCCAGTTATCGAAGTTCACTCTTCGTCCCTCCGCAACAATTGAATTTCATGAACATTTCCTACGACCTCTATTTTTGCTGACATACTACTTAACGGTATTGGTGAATGCCATTCCATATCCATGACATAGAAGCCACAAGCAAACCATCTGACAACACCCTTATCTGTATCTTTAAGCCATTTCACTTCAACAATGTCGCCTTCATATACTTCATGCTCATTAATATCTTTAAAGCCTGTATATTGCATTAAATCAACTTCATCAAACGTATAATCTGCATAGTCACCTTCACCTGATAAATCAACTTCTACAAATCCATTGTCTTTATCAAAGTCTATTGTGATAACTGGAAGTAGCCATTTAATATTTTTAATAAATGCTCTGAATTTAATCTCTCTCATTCGACTTAACCACCTAAACTCATAATAATTAAAGTAAATAATACACCACTTACAAAACCTAAAACCCAACCGATAGTTGCTTTCATTTCTCTATCTCCTTTACTGCACATTTTAGGTCTGATATTCACTAAGCGGAGTGTTCCTTTTCATTTCTTCTACAAGTGCAACTTGCTTATAAGTCCAGTCAAGATTGCAATGATCTAAAGCAAAATATAAACCTCGCATTTTTAACCGCTCCGCTGGTCCTTATAATTCCTAATACGATTAAATAATTTTGTTTTTTCATCTTCAAAGGCTTGAAGTTCTTCTGGAGAATGCTCTTTACTAGGTTCCTTAGGTTTCTCTTCGTCATCTAACCATGATGGAGTTTTCTCTGTTCGAATAGCTTTACCTGTGCTTTTTCGGTTGATATTTCTATTTTCAAATTCTTTATCAGAGGCTAAGATGTCTTTCATAGTGCGTAAATTCTTGTTAGCCCAATCTTTAAGTATCCCCTCTGCGTAAGCCCATTTCTTTTGTTGCTTTAAAGCTCTTTTCATAGCCTCAATAACAAGCTCAACTCCTAAGTCTTGTTCCCAGTAAAAAATCGTTTCTCCAATAAAGGCATTAAGAACACCAAAATTTTCTTGGTAGAAATTAGCTGCATTAGGAGGAGTTTTTTGTTCTTCTCCTTCTCCTTCTTCTTCTTTTTCTTTTTCTTCTTCTTCTTTTTCTTCTTCTTCTTTTTCTTCTTCTTGTCCACCTATCGGTAACGTATCGTGGTACGTATCGTATAAACCGTTGTTGTCATTGAATTCTTCAATATTTTCACTCGTAACGTAGTACGACTCGTATAAATTTCTAATATCATCCTTTTCGACTCGTTCACCAACAAATTGAATTAATGATATATCCTTAACAGATTTCAATTCCGATTTGACGCAATCTAAAACAGGTTTACCGCCTCTATTGAAGTTGTACCTACCCCAGTTTTTAACTGCTAGCTCTCTTGTTTCACTGTTATAAGAAATAATTCCATGATGTTTAATGAATCGGTCTAATAAGGCATTTACACTTTCAATTGAATATCCCATGTCAAATGCAATCTGCTTTTTAGTTATCTGATAAATACCTATTTGTGTAGTATTAGAGTTTGTTAAAAGATAGAGGAAAAAGTACTTATCTTCTGGTGTCATTTCCTCGACAACCTTTGGATCGTCCCAAAACTCTGTATGAACCATCCTAAATTTAGCCATCTGTTTTCATCCTCTCGCATATAGCCTTCATCTTTTCTATCCTGATTAATTTAAGGTCAGGATCGTGTAGCTGCACATATCCCTTTACATACTCATTAAATAATTCTGCTCGTTTATCTCTGTCCCGAATGTACTCAGTCATCCATAAATAGCAATGAGGTATAGTAACTTCAACTATTTCCACGACAATCATTCCTTTCTTGGAATACTTGTCCTACTAACTGCATATATTTAAGTAAAAGGAAGGATTCAACTCCCCTTTACTTGATAAAAAAAATAATTAGTGTTATTGTTTAATCAAATTTTAATGTTTCGTCCTAAAAAGCAGGTGTTCGCAGCACGTGCTTTTTTTACTCCATTAAACCCAATTTGTATGCAATAGTTAGTGACATGCATATTGAGACCAAAAGTATTACAAAGAAACATAAGTAACCCATGAAATACATCCTCTCTATCTGTTAATAGCTCCAATTGAAAGCTCCTTAACAATTGTCGTATAGATTTCTTTGAGTCTAGGATCCGCTTCTATAACATCTAACTTGTTCGTTTGTTTGATCTTTGTTTTAGTCGCGCCACTTTCAACTAACCGACTTTTCAGATTTTCTAAACGTACGCTTAATTTATAATGGCCACGTTCCTCTAATATTTGATAACTTCTAGTTCGAAGTTCCTTAAAGTCACCATTTAGCTTTCTTGCAGCACTATTCAACAATTGGTTAATTGACTTTCTCCAGTCTTCATCCTTATGTAAGAAAGTTTCTGTGATAGTAGAGACTGTATTTTTCACTTCTAGTATTTCTTGTTTCGTTTCAGCACTTTGTAATTCCATTTGAGCAACGGTATTAAATATTTGGTTGAACATCTGTAGCTCAGGGCTTAATCGAGAAATATCTGGTGTTGAATCCCTTTTTGTAAAGTAGTTGTCGATAATTTCGTCATATGTTTCCCAAGCTAAATCATCATCAAATATTTTCAAAAGCTTTGAGTACCCTCGTTCAGATAGTAAGAAGATATTCTCTGAACGATTAATGCTATTTTGGGTATAAATTCCGTTATGCATTAAATGCATCACGAAACTCGTACCTTTTAAATCAACAACATCGATGCCATCTTTAAATCTTTTTCTATTCATGTTTATTGCTCGATTTACAGCAGAAATATCTTTAGCATGAATTTCACCTATTTGTTTAGCTAACAAGGCTTTTTTACCGTCTCCAAATCCGCCTTCGATGTTCGGAACCTCTATTCCACAAACGATTGTTTTTCCAATTATTTTTATGTTCATAATTCCTCTCCCCTCTGTGGAATAACTTGTCCACTTATAAAACCCCAGCAGGAGCTTTACTTGAACATAATCTGAGATTTCATGATTTCAATTTGTTCTAGAACATAGTTAGGCAAATCCTTATATCTAATAGATTGTTTTTTGCCATTAGGCTTGAGCTTCCAATAATCCACTAGTGGTCCTGGATCACCTTCAAAGTGACGAACCAATACACGATATTTTCCATTATCTGAATTCCAAATTAATCTTTTCATTTCAATCCCACCTTAATGTGTTGGTTGCTCTTTCAACCATAGAAGTAAGAAAAGTTCACACTCCTTAGCCGGAAAATACCATTTACCACCGATTTTATGTTTAGGAAAACGAGGATCATAAAAGAATTTTTCTTTAATGCTGTTTTCACTCATGTTTGTCTGACGACAGAGTTCTTTCATATCCCAAAAAGTATGCTTGTGTTCAATTTGATCTAAGCGCCTCCTCATTTCTTGTAGGAAGCGCTCTTCAAGCATTTTTTCGTTAACCTGAAAATCAATCATTAAGTCTACCCTCCTTTATGCCGATTTCTTTTTCCGAAAAAATTCGGATTCAGGACCAAAAAAAATATTTTCTACCGGGATAGCATAAATCTCTTCAATTTTAATGAAGATCGAGCGAGGCACGTTAGTTGAATCATGTTCATACTTAGAAAGTGTATCTTTATTGATACCAAAGAGTTTTGAAGCTTCAACTAACCTTAGACCTGCATTAACTCGTGCTGCACGGAGAGTAATTTTTATCATAGTGTCACCTCCTTGCCGTCTCGGTGTAGTTATAGATTATCCGAATTATTTCGGAATGTCAACCGGATATTCTCGGATTTTCCAAATATTTATTTTCGAGTTTTTTCGGAATATTTCTGTACATTCCGTAAAATATCGGATATAATTGTTTTATAAATCAAATGGACAGGTGATAAAAGATGTTTGATCGTGACTTACCATTAAAAAAAGAAATCTCTGAAAATATAAAACGTTTAATGAAAGAAAGAGGTTGGACACAGATTAAACTTAGTGAACAATCTGGCATTTCTAAAAGTACTCTTTCTGACTACATAAATCATAAGACATTAATTAACCCTGGGAACGTACAAAAACTTTCCGATACATTTAAAGTACATAAATCTGAAATAGATCCTAGTTTCAAGAGCAATATTGCGGAAGAATTAAGTCCGTATCTCTCTCCAAAAGAATCCGTAGTAGAACTTCCTATAGTAGGAAGCATTAGTTGCGGGAATGGCGTCTTAGCTTACGAAGAAATAGAAGGTCATGAAGAAACACCAAAAGCTTGGCTAAATGGTGGAGAATACTTCTATTTAAGAGCTAAAGGAGACAGTATGATAAATGCAAGAATCCACAATGGAGATTTACTTCTAATAAGAGCTCAAGATGAAGTTGAGAACGGAGAAATAGCAGCTGTTTTAATCGATGGTGAAGCGGTTCTTAAAAGAGTTCATAAGACTGATGACTCATTAGTCCTTCAAAGTGAAAACTCTAAATATCCACCAATTATTGTAGGGAAAAATAGTGATATTAAAATTATTGGAAAATTAAAAAGGACTGTGATTGTTTTCTAG